TACCAGTAGTTATATTTGCTGCATCGGCAAGATTTGTAGCAGTTGTAGCAGTACCTTGGAAAGTTGGAGCAGTAACAGCACCTATAAATCTTCCAGTACCATTTACATCTAATCCTGCTGCTGGTGTATCTGTTCCAATTCCTAGGTATTTTGCAGTAGGATTGAAAATAATATAATTGTATGATGATGATACACTTGAAATAGTCCCAGAAGTTTGGGGAGTAATTAAAAGATATTGATATACACTAGTGTCAACCGTTGATGATTGATTTGTTAGTAAACCAGTTAAACTAACACCAGAACCAACAAAACCAGTAGCACTTACAACACCAGAAATATTTGCATTTCCACTTACATTCAATCTTTCAGTCAGAACTGTGGTTCCTATACCAACTGAATAAGGATTTGATACAATTACATTTGATAAAACTGACCCACCGATGGAAAAGTTTGTACTGATAGCAACAGTAGGTGCGTTAAGATTTAAACTTCCCGCATAAGTAATGATAGAAGATGCTATAGAAATTGTTGGCGTACCAGGGTCACTAATAAAGTTTATCCCCTTTACCCCAAAGTTTTTATCTGCCATCGGTTTTTTAGTTATTTATGAAGTGGGAACTAATCATACCGAAGAACATAATATAAATTCAGTATTATAGTAAAGTATTTCTTGCAAATCTATAAGTTGTCAAACCACTAACACCAGTTTGTGGAGTTGCTTGAAGAATACAATTTCCTCCACTAATTGTTGCTCCAATAGAAACAATTGGTAAATTATTATACATTACTCCATATTCTTGTGAATAAGCAGTAGTTTGATCTTGTGTCACAAGAACCTTTTGTGCCTGAATAGAAGAACCAAAACTAATATGGACTGTATATTCAGCAGTCTTAAAGTCAGTAGAAGAAACAGAGAAACTATCTATTGTTGTAGAAACACCAACAGATGCAGTAAATGTTCCAACTCCAGTTTTTATACCATAAGTCTCAACTTGAAGTAGTGTTCTTGGATTTGTGGTTCCAATACCCAAATTTCCACTTGATGGAATATAAGTTAATGTACTACTTACTAAATTAGATGTTATAGTTCCACTAGTGGCACTTACAAACCCAATATATTGTGGAACAGTTGTAGAAGAAGTTGATACTGTATTGGATAATAAACCAGTTAGATTGGAACCAGAACCAGAAAATGAAGTAGCAGTAACTACACCAGTAAATCTACCATCACCAATAACGTGAAGTTTTGATGTTGGATTTGTGGTTCCCATACCAACAGAACCATTAAAGTATCCACCACTTTCTACTTGAAGTGCTTGTGTTGCAGTTCCTGTTGTTGTTGCTCTTCCTACTAATATTGGTCCATTGGTGAATGTAGAAATCCCAGCAACAGATATGGTATTGAATGATTGCCCTGTGGATGATACAGTACCTACTAAAGTTCCATAAAATGTAGATGCAGTTATAATACCACTAGTGTTTATATTGATAGTAGAACTTACATTATTGGCAGTAGATGCTGTACCAGTAAGACCTCCTACAAAACCTCCAGTAGCAGTTATAATACCAGTAGTATTGATGCTAGCAGTTGTAGAGAAACCAAGAGCAGTCGTTGCTGTTGATGCTGTACCAGTAAGACCTCCTACAAAACCTCCAGTAGCAGTTATAATACCAGTAGTATTGATGCTAGCAGTTGTAGAGAAACCAAGAGCAGTCGTTGCTGTTGATGCTGTACCAGTAAGACCTCCTACAAAACCTCCAGTAGCAGTTATAATACCCAATACTTTCACATTACCAATAACGTCAAGTTTTACTGTTGGTTGTGTCGAACCTATACCAATATTTGTATTTGTACTCGAATATACAAAATCAGTTGCTCCTGCTAAAAGTCCACTACTTGCCTTGTAAGGTATTGAATTTACATTTCCTGGACCAACTAAATCTGTTACAGTAATTCTAACTGTTGCAATACCAGTTTGTTGCGTTACTGCTGCACCAACTGGATCAACGGTTACTCCACTGCCAACAAAATTAAATCTATTAAAACTATTTGCTGCACCAACTTGAATATTGTTATTGAATATAGTAAAAGAACCAGGAATTAATCCAGATCCAGTTATTTGAGAAGAAACAACCCAATATCTTTTTCCAGTATTTCCACCAGCAGCAACTAAAACATATTGAGTTGCACCAAGTGGAGGAGGATTTGCACCAACAGAAGAAAGACCAACTAATGGATCTCCCAAATCTGGTTCTGCTTGGTCTAGACCCAAAAATTCATAACGGTCTGTCGTAAGACCAGTTTGAGATTTCTTTTTAACTCTCTTACTGAGAAATCCTGGAGATGCCATTTATCTATTATTGATTTGAGGTTTCAAGAACACTTGTAATAAACTTAAGTCCTGCTGGGGTTGTACTTGCACTTCCGCTGATTGTAATGAAGTCACCAGTTTCCAATACCAATTTACCAGGCAATAGATTTGCTGTGTCGTTTGCTGGAATATAAAAATCCTTTACAATTTCTGTGGTTACAGTTGAACCAGAACTTACACGATTATGATACCAACTAATTGATTGAGTACTAGTACTAATATTAGCACACTGAGCTAATAAAAATACTCCAACATATCCTGCGGGTGCTGTGTAAACAAGATCAGTCGTCAACCCAACAACTTTGGTATATGTTTTAAAATTATTTACTGCTGCTGCCGCAATTGCCATTTCTAATAATCCTCCTTAATCTGATAGTGCAAGAATAAATGGTGTCATAGTAGTGAATAGTGCTTTTGTAAAATCTCTACCTGATATTTGACCTGTTGATTGATTAATCACAACACCATCACCAATATTAAAATTACCTGATTGGTCTGTACTTGTGTAAGTTACAGTTCCACCGTCAATTTGAATTACTTTATTTTCAGGAATTACAACACCACCAAGAGCAGGTTTTGCTGTAAAGATGTTTGTACCAGCACCAACGTATTCGAATGAAATTGTAGATGCGAGTTGTAAACTTCCCCTTGCAAAATAGACAGTTGTTCCAGCACTAACTGTATTATTTAGTGTCTGTAAAAATGTGACCGTAGAAATACCAGAAGAAGGTAAAGTTGCAGAAGAAACCTTATAATAAATTGGTTGATAATTAGAAATAGATGCTGTTGCTGTTGTTCCTGCTCCTGCTGGACCTGCGATTGTAACTGTTGCCCCAGCATTCAAATATTGAGAACCAGCATTCAAAACGTTAATTGCAGTGACTGAACCATTTACAACTGTTGCTGATGCTTGTGCTGTAACTCCATTTGGACCAGTTGGGGCACTAATTGTAACAGTTGGTTGACCCGTATATCCAGAACCACCACCATCTACTTGAATGGTATTAACGTTATAATATAAAGTTCCAAAGTAACAAGATTGACCGTCATAAGGACGATTGGTTCCAACACCAGAAATTGTAATTACATTTGTTCTTTCTGTTGCTTCTGTTGTTGCAGTTCCAGTATAACGGTAAATGGATTTCGTTGTATTATCTCCTACACCAACTGAATAAAGACCATAATTACCGAAGGATGAGTTGGAGTTCGTAATATCACACTGTCCACCAGATGATGTATAAATCGCAATATCATCACAAATCGTAAAGATAGAAACTAACTGTGCGTATCCACCATTTGTAATTGAAACTCCAATACCACCTTGATTATATTGTGTATAACTATCAACACTCATCGAACCAGTTACCCCAATATCATCTTGGTCTCCTGGTTCTGCTGCAAATCCATCGACTTTGAGACCAATACTATTTGCAATAAAGTTAGTGCAGTTACGAATATAAGGTCCCTTATCAATATTTCCAACACCTGGTGAATAAGTAGTTAATCCAATTTTTGTTGAAGACCAATTATTACTTGTTTGTCCGTCATAATCTGCTGGATATGTAGTATTAATTCCCACACCAAGAACACTCAATCCTTGGTCTATGATTGTTGTAATAATACCAACACAAGAGTAAATTGCTGATGTAACATTCGCACAACCACTTATACTTTGATTTCCATATGCACCATCTGCTTGCATACTCAAATCTTTTACTTGTGTATAATACGTTTGGTAATTTCCACCACTTGTTTTTGCGAAAGAAACATTATTAATACAAGACCTCGCAATTCCAGCAGCATAATTTAGTGCATCGATTGTTTCTGTTTTCACTCCAACAATATGTTGAAGTGCTCCTGCTTCCGTATAATATGATTTACCTGCTCCAACAGACTTGGAGTTCCCACCTCTCGTAATATCAAAACAAACTGCTTTAAAAATCGATACAATATCTTCCTTACAATTTCTTATTGTACTTACACCAATTGTAAATGCTGGGTTTCTATAATCAGTACTGGTTAAATATCCTACTGTTTCACTCGCAATAAAATCAAGATTCAATCGAATCATTCTTGCACCATCAAAGAATCTATTCGATGAAACACCAGCCAATGGAACAAATGATACAACTGCTGCATCGTTAGTTGCAGGAGAACCATTAAAATTCAGGTTCGTCATATGACAACCGTTATTCACATAGAATAAATCCAAACCTGGATTTTGAGGAGTTACAGTACAGTTGCGAAGTTCTGTTCCTTGAACGGAAACATTTGCTGCTAATGTAATGGGGTTATTTTCAACAAAAGTTCCAGGGAAGACCTTAATTGTATCACCAGGTAATGCAAGTGCTGCTGCTGCTTTTATTGTTCTCTTTGCATCACTTTCCACCAAACCAGTATTTGTATCACTTCCCAAATAAGAAACATAAATTGTTTTTCCAATTGAAGTTTTAATTCCAACTTGAACTGTTCCTTTTCCAAGTGCTTGAGAAGAAGTTAAAGTAAGACCAGTTCCTATTGTAAGTTGTGTTACAATTCCAACTAAATTAAGTCCACTTCCAGAGAAGAAAGATCCAGTAACAATTCCAGCAGAATTTAATTCACTTACAGCAGTAATACCAAGAGTTGTAATTCCAGATGCTCTAAAATTAGTAACACTAGTAACACCAAGAGTTGTAATTCCAGAGGCACTTAAATTTGTAACAGAAGCAATACCACCAACAACATTTATTGCTGTCGTTGCTGTGGATGCTTGAGAATCACCAGTAATACTAATATTATAAGTTCCAGATAATCTAGCAGTACTAACAAT